AGCTGTCCACCCGCTATGCCCGGGTGAAGACGACCGCCACGGTGATCACCCTGCAGCTGCCGGACCTCGTCGACGAGCTGGCGCTGCCCGACCTGGCCGAGCTGGACATCCCGTATCAGGCCCGCGACTTCCTGGCCGACGGCACGCACCGCGGCGACCGGTCGCGCGAGCTCTTCGCCGCCGCGGTGGCGCTGTACGGCGCCGGCCTGCGCGACGACGAAGTGCTGAGCGTGCTGGCCGCCAGCCCCCACGCGATGGAGGTGGCTCTGGACCACCGGCGGCAGGACGCCGACCGGGCGCTGATGTACCTGTGGACCGAGCACGGCCAGAAGGCGAAGGGCAGGGCCACCAGCAAGGTGGCCACGGTGGACGACTTCGAGGACGTGAGCGAGTCAGATGGGAAACCTTCTGTCACGCCTGGCGCAGGGCCGGCGGTCAAGAAGGCGATGCGCTTCGCCTTCGAGCCGGCCGAGCTCTTCGTGCAGGGCGCGCCTGTCACCTGGATGATCAAGCGCGTGCTGCCCCAGGCCGAGGTGGGCGTCCTGTACGGGCCGTCCGGCGCCGGCAAGTCGTTCCTGGTCACCGACCTGGCCATGGCGGTGGCCACGGGCACCGCATGGCGCGGCCGGCAGGTGGTGCAGGGTGCGGTGGCCTACATCTGCGCCGAAGGCGCCGGGGGCTTCAGGCTGCGCCTGCGAGCCTTGAGCGAGCACAGCGGCGTGGTGCTGGCCGGGTTGCCGCTGCACATCCTGGGCGAGGCGCCCAACCTGCTGGAGAAGAAGGACGTGACTGACCTCGTGGCGGCCCTGCGCACCCTGCCGGGACTGAAGCTGATCGTCGTCGACACGCTGGCCCAGACCACGCCGGGCGCCAACGAGAACAGCGGCGAGGACATGGGCCGGGCGCTGGGCCACTGCAAGACGCTGCACCGCGCCACCGGCGCGATGGTGATGCTGGTGGCGCACTCTGGTAAGGACGAGAGCCGCGGCATCCGGGGCTGGAGCGGCATCAAGGGCGCGCTGGACGTGGAGATCCAGGTCGAGCGGTCGGACAAGTACCGGGCCGCCACCATCACCAAGATGAAGGACGGCACCGGCGAGGGTGACGAGTTCGCCTTCAGCCTGCAGACCGTCACCCTGGGCCAGGACGCCGACGGCGAGGACATCACCAGCTGCGTGGTCCAGCACGGGGCCAGCGTGCCCAAGGCTCAACGCAAGGCCGAGCCGAAGGGCGTCTGGCAGCAGACCGTGCTGCGCGTCGCTCAGGGCCTGCTGGACCTGCCAGGCGCGGTCACCGCATCGCAGTTGATCGAGGCTGTCGTGGCTGAAATGCCGCCGGCTGACGACGGCAAAAAGGACCGCAGGCGGGACAACGTGCTGCGCGCGGTTGAGGCGTTGGTTGCCGCAAATCGCATTTCGCTCATCGGCGGCGAACTGGCGGTTTTATGAATCTGCAAATCGTTGCGGGGTTGAACGTGCAATTTTTTATGCCCACATCCCACATCACTCCCACAAGTGGGCCACTTGTGTGCCCTCCCAATCCCACGAATCCCACATATCCCTTTAGGGATGTGGGAGTTGTGGGACGGCCTGATGTGGTCGAGCGGACCAATCCGCAAGTTTTAGCGGACAGGTGGAACCCGCAAGAAATCGCAGATTCAGGTGGAACGAGGGCGCAAGAGCACCCAGCGACCCACGGCGTAGGTGGCCAGGGTGGTGACCAGCGGATTGACACCGCCAGGCATCGCCGCGAGCCCGACCAGGTGGAGCGCCAGGAAGACGCCGACCAGCTTCGCGAACAGCAGCCGGCCTGTGGGCCTGGACAGCCCAGCCCTCGGCAGGGTGAACCAGCACAACGCGGCGGCGATCAACGCCATGCCCAGTCCCTGAAAGAACGCATCCATACCGACCCCTTGAAAGGAACCACCATGGTAAGCATTGCCACACGAGTCCGCCGGTTGATCCGGGTGAACGAGGGCGGCCGGCGCATCGGCGAGGGCCACCACCGCGCCAAGCTCACCGACGCGGACGTCGAGCTGATCTATTCCATGCTGGACGCTGGCATGGGCTACGCCAGGATCGCGGCGAAGTTCGACGACATCCCGGGGGGCGTCGGCAAGAGCACGATCAGGGACATTGCCATCGGCAAATGCAGGGCCCAGCTGTGCGCCCGCACCAAGCGGGGCTGACCGTGGGTCACCTCATGACCGACATGGCCGACGCCATGCGCAAGGTCTCCAACGAAAGGCGCGCCCGGCAGATCCTGTCCCTGCTGCGCGGCCGCCTGGGCGATATCGAGGTGGTGGGCTGGCCGCGCCTGGAGCAGTCGCTGCGGGACGAGCTGGCGCGGGCTGAAGCCGTGGCCCGCGAACGGGGCTTCGCGGTCTGATGCCCCGGTGCGGTTAACCCGGGGGCGCCGCCGCACGATGGCGGCGTGGAACGAAAACGACCCGGCTACGACTGGAAGCCCATCTTCCTGCAGGCGCTCTGCGTGGTGCCTGTGGTCTCGCACGCCTGCAGGGTGGCTGGCATCGATCGGTCGACGGCCTATGCAGCACGCGACACCGACGAGGACTTCGTCAAGGCGTGGGACGAGGCGATGGAGAGCGGCGTCGACGAAGCCGAGGCCGAGGCCTTCCGGCGCGCGGTGCAGGGCTACGAAGAGCCCGTCGTCTACCAGGGCCACATCGCGCCGCTGATGGCGCCAGTGTTCTGCGATCTGTCCGGCCTGCCGGTCATCGATGAGGTGACCAACACCCAGAAATGGGCGCCGGTGCTGGACGAGCAGGGCCGGCCGATCCCGCTCACCGTGCGCAAGCACAGCGACGCGCTGCTGACCGTCATCCTCAAGGGCCGCCGCAAGAAGGTCTATGCCGAGCGCACCGAGCTGACGGGCGCCGACGGCGGCCCGGTGAGCGTGGCCGAGACGCTGATGGCGGCACGAAAGCGCAGTGGCCTCGCCTAGCCTCGACCTGGCCCTGGCCGAAGACCTGAGCCGGTTCTACGCGGACCCGTTGGGCTTCGTGCTCTATGCGTTCCCGTGGGACACCGACGCAAGCCTGCAGATCGTCAAGCTGCCCGAGCCCTGGTCCCTGGCCTACGGCTGCGAATACGGCCCGGACGCCTGGGCCTGCGAGCTGCTGGAGGACATCGGCCGCCAGGTGCACGACCGCGGCTTCGACGGCGTCACGCCAGTGGCACCGATCCAGTTCGCGGTCAGCTCAGGCCACGGCATCGGCAAGTCCGCGATGGCCGCCTGGCTGACGCTGTGGATCATGTCCACCCGCCCGCACTCCAAGGGCGTGGTGACCGCCAACACCGGTGAGCAGCTGAGCAGCAAGACCTGGGCGGGCGTCGCTGCCTGGCTATCCCGCGCGGTCAACAAGCACTGGTTCACGATCACGACGGGCAAGGGCGCCATGAAGCTCGTGCACAACGAGTTCCCGGAGAGCTGGCGTGTGGATGCGCAGACCAGCCGCGAGGAGAACAGCGAATCCTTCGCCGGCCTGCATGCGGCCAGCTCGACGCCGTGGTATCTCTTCGACGAGGCCAGCGCCATCCCCGCCAAGATCTGGGAGGTTGCCGAGGGCGGCAAGACCGACGGCGAGCCGATGCACTTCGCTTTCGGCAACCCGACCCGCAACACCGGCGCGTTCGCCGAGTGCTTCGGCAAGCAGCGGCACCGCTGGATCACCCGGCAGATCGACAGCCGCAACGTCGCCATCACCAACAAGGCCCTGCTCAAGGGCTGGGTGGACGACTTCGGCGAAGACAGCGACTTCGTGCGGGTGCGGGTCCGCGGCGTCTTCCCGCGCGCCAGCACTGCGCAGTTCATCCCGCGCGATCTGGTCGACGGCGCGATGGCGCGCAACACGGCCATCGACCGGCCTATCGGGCGCACCGCCGTCGTCGGCGTGGACGTGGCGCGGTTCGGCGACGACAGCAGCGTCATCTTCACGCGCATCGGCCGCGATGGCATCTCGGTCCCGCCCAAGCGCTTCAGGGGCCTGGACACGATGCAGATGGCGGCCCGCGTGTCCGAGCACATCAGCATGCTCGAGGCGCTGGGGCTACGCGTGGTGGTGTTCGTGGATGGCGGCGGCGTGGGTGGCGGCGTGGTGGACCGGCTGCGCCAGCTGAATCGCGACGTCATCGAGGTGCAGTTCGGCGGCCGGCCCGACGACCCACAGAAGTACGCCAACAAGCGCGCCGAGATGTGGGGCAAGGTGAAGGACTGGCTGCCCATCGGCGGCCTGCCGCACGACGAGACGCTGGCCACCGACCTGACGTCGGTCGAGTACGGGTTCAGGCCCGACGACACCATCCTGCTGGAGAGCAAAGAGTCGATGAAGAAGCGCGGCCTGGCCAGCCCCGACGATGGCGACGCGCTGGCGCTGACCTTCGCGCAGCCTGTGCCCGAACTGCCACTGCCGCCAGGCCAAGAGCGCGACACGCGCGGCGAGGCGCTGGGCTACGACCCCATGGCGGCCATGCGCGGCTGATCGGGTGCGGTTAACGCGCTGACCCGCTTCCACACTGGCCGGCATCCCATGCCTTCGGGTGCCTCGCCATGTGCATGTCTCGCCCCAACATCAAGCCGCCCGACCCAGTCCAAGAGGCCAAGACGCCCGACTTCACTGCGCAGCGTGACGCGCGCAAGAAGCTCGCGATGAAGGGCGGCAGCACGCTGCTGACCGGGCCCACGGGCATCGACCTGGCTGCCGGCAACGCGGCCAAGCCCACGCTGCTGGGCAGCTGACCGATGGCAGACCTGACCCCGCTCCAGCTGCACCGCCTGCGGGTCTCCGAGCTCACGCAGGAACGGTCCTCGTGGGTGTCGCATTGGCGCGAAATCAGCGAGTACCAGCAGCCGCGCGCCGGCCGCTTCGTGATCAGCGACCGCAACCGCGGCGAGAAACGCCACCAGTCGATCTATGACCGCACCGCCATCGGTGCGCACCGCACGCTGGCCGCCGGCCTGATGTCGGGCATGACGAGCCCGGCCCGCCCGTGGTTCCGCCTGGGTCTGGCCGACAGCGACCTGATGGAATACGCCCCGGTCAAGACCTGGCTGCATCGCACGGGCTTGGTACTGCGCAAGGTCTTCTCCAGCAGCAACACCTATCGCGCGCTGCAGCAGGGCTATGCCGAGCTGGGCCTGTTCGGCACCTGGGCCACGGTGGTCGAGGAGGACTTCGACGACGTCCTGCACCACCATCCGCTGACCATCGGCGAATACGCGCTGGCCACCAACGCCAAGGGCGTGGTGGACACGTTGTCGCGCGAGTACGAGATGACGGTGGGCCAGATCGTCAAGAAGTTCGGCCTGGCCAACGCCAGCACGACTGTGAAGACTCTTTACGACCGGGGCCGCCTCAATGCCTGGGTGCCGGTGGTGCACCTCGTCGAGCCCCGCGAGGAGCGCGACCCGCGCAAGCGCGACGCGAAGAACATGGCGTTCGCGTCCTGCTACTTCGAGAAGGCCAACGACAACACCGAGCGATACCTGCGGGAGGCGGGCTACAAGCGCTTTCCGGTCCTGGCCCCGCGCTGGGAGACGGTGGGCGGCGACATCTACGGCCACAGCCCCGGCATGGAATGCCTGGGTGACGTGAAGCAGCTGCAGCACCAGCAGTTCCGCAAGAGCCAGGCCATCGACTACCAGAGCAACCCGCCCCTGCAGGTGCCGGTCGAGCTGAAGGACTCGGTCAAGGCCCGGCTGCCGGGCGGCGTCAGCTACTACAACCAGATCACGCCAGGCGGCGGCATCCGCACGGCCTACGAGGTCAACCTCGACCTGAATGCCCTGCGCGAGGACATCGTCGACGTGCGCAGCCGCATCCGCGCCGCCTACTACGAGGACCTGTTCCTCATGCTCGCGAACGACACGCGCAGCGGCATCACCGCTACCGAGGTGGCCGAGCGGCACGAGGAGAAGCTGCTCATGCTGGGCCCGGTGCTGGAGCGTCTGCACAACGAGCTGTTGAGCCCGAAGATCGACATCGCCTTCGACTACGCGGCCGAGGCCGGCATCCTGCCCGAACCCCCGCCCGAGCTGCAGGGCCTGGATCTGAACATTGAATTCGTCAGCACCCTGGCCCAGGCGCAGCGCATCGTGGCTGCCCAGGGCATGGATCGCCTGATCGGCACCGTCAACAGCATGGCCACGCTGTGGCCCGAGGTGCGCCACAAGATCAACGCCATGCAGGTGGTGGACGACTACGCGGACGTCTACGGCGTCAACCCCGAGCTGGTGCTGGACGACGAGAGTGCCGGCGCCGCGGCAGAGGCCGAGCGTCAGGCCATGGCCGCACAGCAGGCCGCGGCGAACGCACCGAACTTGGCTAAGGCTGCCCAGGCAGCCGGCAACACCAACCCCGATCAACTGCGCGAAGTCATGGGCATGTTCCAGGGCTACGGCGCACCAGTAGGAGCATAGAAATGGGCACCAAGGTTTCAGGCGGTTTTGCGTTCCTGGAGGACGACGTTACGGGTGACCCCGTCGGTTTCCGCCGGGCACGGGACGGCAAAGAGTTCCCCCTGGTGTCAGGGGGTGGGAACAATGTGAAGCTCCCCAAGTGGCGCCGCGCGCTGGCCAAGGTCAGGGCAGGGACTGCTAACGCCAACCTGATGGCACTCGGCGACAGCACGACTGCCGGCTCCTTTGCCACCGGCAACGGGTATGTCGCAAGCGCCCGGTCGATGAGCTACCCAACGCAGTTGGCCGCCCTGATGGCGACGGCGACGGGGCTGCCGATCAATCTGAACACCTTCGCGGGTTCCAACGCCGGCAGCTCAGACTTTCTGGCCTACGACCCCCGCTGGACATCTCTCGGCACGAACTGGACGGTAGGAGCGATCCCGAGTTTTGGCGGGTCACTGATCGGCAACAACAACGCTGGCAACTACACGACTGCCAAGTTTCAGACCAGCGGCATCACCGACACGGTCGACATCTGGTATCTCCAGAACACCAGCTACGGCACCTTCACTGTGTCTATCGACGGCGGGCAGTCCACCAGCGCCAACATCGTTGCGGCCGGCGCGATCAGCATGCAGAAGGTGACCAAGACCTTCACGCGCGGCAGCAACCACGTCCTTGAGTTCAACAAGGTGGCTGACGGCAACGTCTTCATCGCTGGCTTCTGCGCCTATGACTCTCAGGTCAAGTCGGTGAACATCTTCAACGGCGGCTACCCTGGCAAGAAGGCCAGCGACTTCGTCGCAAACACCAACGTGTGGGACCCGCTGCCGATGCTTGGCACGTTCGCGCCAGACCTGACGCTGTTGAACATCAACATCAACGATTGGATCGCCGGCACCGCAGCGGCGACGTTCACGTCTCAGATGCAGACCATCATCACGCAGGCCCAGTTGTCGGGCGACGTGCTGCTGCAGACCGGCATGCCGAGCAAGATCACCAGCGCCACGCAGGCGGCGCAGGATGCCATCACCGTGGCGACGCGGCTGCTTGCTCAGCCGCTCAACATCCCTGTGGTCGATGTGTCGTCGGCCTGGTGCGACTACACCACGGCGGTGGCCAGCGGCTACTTCTTGCCGGCCAATGACGTTGTCCACCCGGGCGCCGCAGGCTACGCCAACGCGGCCCTGCTGATCTCGCAGGTCATCAGCGCCTGACTCAGATGCGCGGCTGCAGGCAATCGTCGGCGTGCCCGAAGTACGCACCGCCAGCGCAGCACCTCGTCAAGAGGTTGCGGGCTTCCGTCAGCCGCTTGTCGGCGGCAGCCGTGTTGTCTGGTGTGGGCTCCGCTGCCGCGCGCGCTGCGGCGCTGACCCAGGCCTCAAGCGTCTCGAATTGCTTGTTCGTGAACATGTCTCTTCTCCCTGGCCCACGTTCTAGGGGCCTTGGCGAAATGTTACATGTTTCCAGCTGACCTGATTCCCATCCCCTGCCGGTCCACATGCAAATCCCGATCCTCTCCGGCATCTACGCTGACGCTCAGGCGGGATTCCGCACGTCC